TGACCCCAGCGTTGCGGCTGCCAAGTTGCTGCTTGAGCGCCTGGCAAACGATACGCTCTAACAGCCCCGCTACCGCAGCCCCGCCACCTTTGAGTGCGCCCGCTGCAGAGTAAGCCCGCTAGGCGAGCACGATAGGTAAAAAAAACATAGAGAATAGGAGAATAGAAATGTCTGATATTAGGAATCTGCACGAGAAGCGTGCAAGCCTTTTGACTGAAGCGCAGTCAATCGTTACTGACCTTGCTTCAAAGGGCGAAGCCCTTGAAGGCGAGTCACAGGTTCGCTTTGAGAAGCTTACCGCTGAGGCAGCAACTGTTGCCCAGGCGATTCGCTCCGAAAAGGAAGCCACCGAAGCCCGCACCGCTGCTGACGCTGCACGCGCAGAGTTTGCTGCTGTGATTGCTCCGGCTGCTGCAAAGAATGACGCTGATGAGAATGCGGAGCTTCGTGCTCTTGCGCGCACCGGCGGCACGCGAAACTTTGAGTACCGCGATGTTACGAAGTCAACGGGTCTGGGCAATCCAGTCACCATTGCTGACCGAGTAAATGTTATTGCGGGGCAGTTCAACCCATTCCTTAATGCTGATATCGTCACGGTTATCCGTGCTGCTACCGGCAATACGCTTTCAATTCCTCGTGTCACGGCTCTAGGCACTGCTGGTTCAGTGGCCGAAGCGGGAACCATCGGGGAATCGGACGGGACGCTTTCAAAGCTTGACCTTTCGCCAGTAAAGTGGGCCACCCTCATCCAGGTAAGCGATGAGCTCGCAAACGATGCGGCCTTTGACCTTTCCGCGATGATTGCGGACAAGTGCGGCCAGGAAGTGGCCGTAGCGCACGGTGCGTTTGCTGGCACAGCAATTGCTGCAGCTGCAACCATTGGCGCAACGGGAACCGGTACGGCTTCAGTCAACCCAACCTACACTGACCTTGCAAAGCTTAAGGCTTCGGTCAATCAGGTTTACCGCCGAGCTCCAAAGGCTGGCTGGTTGATGAATGACACCACGCTTGGTGTTGTCACGGGATTGGTTGACACTACGGGCCAGCCGATTTTCCGCGCAGGTGACTCCAATAATCCTGACCGCCTCCTTGGCGCGCCAGTTTATTCGGCGGCACTCATTGACCTGACCGATGACACCGCGGGCGCAATCCTGTTTGGTGACCTTGGACAGATTTACACGGCGCTTGTTGGCGGCGTGCGCATTGATGTTTCGCGAGAGTACGCATTCAACCTAGGGTTGGTTTCGTACCGCTGCGAAGTTCGCGGTGCTTCGGGTCTTGTTCAGGCTTCGGCTGTCAAGAGCTACAAGAGCGCGAATGTCTAATTGCTGAAAGCAGCAATTAACTGACGAAAGGGGCTGGGCGAAAGCCCAGCCCCTAAGTCTTAGAAAGGAAACTAAATGCTAGTGCGAATGCTTGAGCGAATCCTTGGCACACGCAACGGGGTTGCCTGGCCGCCACGCGGCGGGGTGATTGACCTGCCCGATGCAGAGGCTCTAGCTCTATTCGCGCACGGTTACGCTCAGCCTGTGCCCCCTGCTAAAACCCCCGCATTTGCCCCTACGGAGCCCGTAGAGGCTGCTGTAATCCACGAGGCTAGGGAGAGTGCCACCGTTAAGCGCACCAAGAGGGGGAAAAGCGCCCAATGATTCAACACCTGAGCAGCCGGCAAATGAGCGTAGGCACGGCAGCCGCATCAGTCTGTGAGGGCTTTGTTGCTGGCACTGAAGTGCACCTGCACGCGCTCGCTAATAACTCCAAGGATGTTTTGGTTGGCTCTAGTGACCTGACGCTTGCCAATGGGTTTGTGCTACGCAAGGGTGAACACATCACCATTAGGCTGATGGAGCGCCAGACCCTGTATGCTATCAGCGAAAACAACGGGCAGATTTTAACCGTATTAGCAGTTGGGGGTATTTGATGAGCTACGCAAGTTTGGCAGAATTCAAGAGCGCTATCGGCATTGGTACCGCTGACACCACTGATGATGGCGCGCTGCAGTCTGTGCTTGATGCAACTGATGCGCTCATTGACCTTTACACAGACCGCAAGCAGGGCTTTGGCACTGCATCAGAAACGCGCTACTACACCGCCGGTGATTGGTCATATGTGCTGACCGATGACATTGTGAGTGTGAGCCAGCTGCAGACTGATGATAACGGTGACGGCACTTACGAAACCACCTGGACGGCTGGCACAGACTATGTGCTTGCACCACGCAATGCTGCGCTTGACGGCTGGGCGTACACAGAGATTGATACCAGCACCGCTGCGCCTAAGGCATTCCCTGTTGCGGTATATCTTGGCGTGAAGGTTACGGGCGTATTTGGATGGCCTGCAGTTCCAAGCGCAGTGAAGCAAGCCGCAATTATTCAGGCTGGCGCAGTGTGGTCTAGCCGCACTTCACCATTCGGTGTGATTGGCTCGCAGGAGCTGGGTGGAATTTTGCGCCAGACACGCGCACTGCATCCTGAAGCGCAAGTGTTGCTTGATGGATTCCGCAAGCGGGATGGATTGGCGCGGTGAGTTTCAATGATGTCACCATTATCAACGCGCTCGCGGCGCACCTAACGGCGGCAACACCGCCTACCGGCTACACGCTCCGCCAAGTGCACGCGTACCCGCCAGATAATCTTGCGGTAGTGCCAGCGGCGGTGATTGTGCCAGCTGAGGATTCAGTAACCTACGGCGCTGCCAATAGGAAGGTAACGCTCAACCTTGCGGTTACTGTGTACCTACAGCCGCAGGCTGATATGGCGCGCAAGTACCAAGACCTGATGGCTTGGCGCACCTGGCTGCGTGATAGCCTTATTGATGGCGTTACGCTTGACGGCACTGACGCGGTGGCGCAAGCCAGCGTGACGGGCACAAGTATCGGCAATGACCAATGGGCGGATTCAGATTTTCTGACCGTAACCGCAACTGTAGAAATCTCTAGCGTGGAGGCTATCAATGTCAGTGCGTAAGGCAACCGAAACCGTAGAGCAGATTGATGTGCAGTATGTTGAAGGCTCGCTGCCTCGTGGAGAGTTTGTAGGCGGCTTGCCGCTTGACGGCTCTACAATCAGCGTGCCTGCTACTATTGCTCAGGCGTGGATTCAGGCGGGCGTTGCCAAGCCTGTAAATAAGACAGCCGCACCAGCGGCTATTGAAAAGGAGTTTGAGTAATGCCAGCAGCAAGCCCCGGTAATGTGATTTTTAGCAAACTGGTGGCCTTCGCTGAGGCTACCCCAGGCACCGTGCCAACGCTCACGAGCGGTGGACGAAAGCTACTCGTGTCACCAACTGGTGTGCTCTCAGCGGGCACCACGCTAGATTTAGGCCCTGAGCGCAGCGTTGCGCTACGCAATCCTTTGCTGTCCAATACTGCCACGCTGGTAAGCGTTGAGCCAACGATTAGCGCAAGCGTGCCTGCAGTCAGCATTGGCGAGCTGCCAATTTGGCTATCAATGACAAAGACCGTAACCCCAGGCACGGCTTCGCCATACGCGTGGGATTACAACTATTCAATGACCACTGCAAATAACCCAAAGACCTACAGCCTCGTGGCTACCGATGGGCAGCAGCAGTATGTGGTTGATTACTGCCTTGCGGAATCAATCACCATTGCGGCAGACCGCAGCGGGCTGACAAACCTGAGCGCAAACCTGTTTGGGCAGACCATTGAGAAAAACAGCGCAACGCTTGCTGACGGCACAGACAGAGTTCTACAATGGGCAGACCGCGTGCTAAACACGCTGGCAAATGATGAAAGGTTTGATGTGAAAGAGTTTGAGCGTCGCGCCCTCCCAATGGGTGAGTTCACAGTTTCCGATACTGAGGATGGGCAAAAGACCTTCAGCGGCTATGCCGCTCTTTTTGATACACCAAGCGCAGGGCTGCCATTCACTGAGGTGATTGCACCAGGCGCATTCAAGCGCACGCTCTCACGCGCTGCCGCTGGCAGCAAGGTGATTGCATTCCTGTTTGGTCACGATGAGTCACGCGCCCTTGCCACTACGGCAAGCGGGCGGCTTTCACTCCAAGAGGATGAGCGAGGGCTGCGCGTTGAGGCGAAGCTTGACCCTGCTGACCCTGATGCCGCCGGTGTTATTTCTAAGTTGACGCACGAGGCTGCTGCGATGGGTATGAGCTTCGGCTTTAGCACCCCTAAGGGCGGCGATGCGTGGGAGGGCGATAAGCGCACCATCCGTGAAGTCAACCTGTTTGAGGTTTCCGTGTTGAGCGCTGGGCAAACACCTGCCTACCCTGCAACGCTTGGCCTCACCGCTGTGCGCAAGCTCTCCGCCGATAAAATCGGTGTTGAGGCTGAGCGCCTTATGACTACCCTTGAGGCAATCAAAGCTGCGCAACCGCTCAGCGATGATGACCTTGAGGTTATTGACCAGGTGCGCAGCAAGTTGGCACCGCGCAAGGGGATTGACCCCAGCGTTGCGGCTGCCAAGTTAGTGCTGGAGCGCTTGGCAAACGATACGCTCTAACAGCCCCGCTACCGCAGCCCCGCCACCTTTGAGTGCGCCCGCTGCAGAGTAAGCCCGCTAGGCGAGCACGATAGGCAAAACAAGCATAGAGAAATGGAGATAGAAAATGTCTGA